TTTTTTTTTTTTTTTAGAAATAGTTTATAGATAGATTCATTAGAGCTTAAAGAAAGAAAACTTAGAATTGTTTATTTAAGATCAAATGAATATAAGAACATATTTCAATTTTATTTTATACTGGTTTAACGAATCTAGTAAAATATCTAAATTCGAATGATCAAGGAGAGAAAAGAATCACTTCTTCTGAGGTGGTTTTGGAGGTGGTCGTTTAGGAGGACTACTCTTCTTGTCAATACGCTTAGCATTTGACTTTGCTGCTTTCGCAGTAACACCACTGACTGTTTGGACAGCGCCGCCAAGAGGACTTATAGGGGAAGCTTTTGCGACGTTGTTGATAGTCTGAGCAACTCCCCCAATCGCTTGAGAGAGTTCTTTTGAATTGATAAGTTTCTTAACTTCGTTAAGAGATTTCTTTATTATATTCAAATGTTGAGCATTTTCCATGATTTTAGCTGTTTTCCTAATCACGTCGAGAACAAGTTCCCAACCTGAAAAAGAGACAGGATAATCATAATGGTAATTTTGATCGTATGAAGTAAGGCCCCAAATATAAGAACACATTATTTGAGCGCTAGAGTTGTTACGATCAGGAACGTTTGAACAAAAGACCAATGAATTATCAAATCGATAAGAAGTGAAAGGTTTCGGAGTGCAATCATGAAGAGAAGGGGTAAGATAACCATAAAGACCATCTTTCTGTTTGCCTTCAATAGCACCGGGAATTATTGACATCGCCTGTGTCAAGTTGGAAGTGGAAAAATCTCCAGGTCCGTAACCAAGTTGCGTATAACAAGCACCAGTGTTGCCACCATTATAGAGTTCAGAACTCGTATTTTGGAACCAACAACTGCCGCCTATCATAGCAAAATCCATAAAAGCGCCATTAAGCTCGATACCAAACTTAACTTGACTCAGATGCCTGGAAACGTTGGGAATTGTAGTAGTACCACTAGTAGTATAACCAACCTGAATATTCATTTCCCATTCGCAATCAGATAACTGATCACTAACGTAAATGAAAGCGATAGCATCATAAGACTGATTCAGTCCACCATTAATAACACCATTGCTAGTAACAACAGTGCTAGGACAGGCACCACCAACAGAGGAAGCAACACCACTCCAAGCCTTTGTGGCCTTATTCCTGATTAATTGAATAAACCCACTAGAATCAAGTGCGGTAGAATCGGTAGTACGAATAAGACTAGCTTGCCAATTGATGGAAAGAGCTCCACCAGCAGCAGGAATCATGTCTATTGTGTAATACGAAGCATCCTGATAGATAGTTCCGACAAAATCTATAGTTTGCCAAGCATTGGGAAACACAAAATGAGCTCTGCTATCTGTACCAAGAGTGGTAAGTGGAGAAGAACTAATCATATTACCTTTAATGGAAGGACTGCCGTTAGTAACATAACGAGTCTGGAAATGAATTACTTCACCAGCACCAGGACTATATGTAGAGCCATGAGTCATAAGAATCCCATAACGAATGTTAGGAGAAGCTATGACCATAAGTTCGCCAGCAGTGCCAGTAGTAATTGGATTACCCAGAGAGTCTTGTGTCATTGCCCAAACACAGTTCTGACGTAAGTGATTACGAACAGAAACCATGCCCTTACAATTAATTGAAGGAGGAAGGACAATACCAGACGTACATTCGTCTGGATTTAAAATTTGATCAACCAGTTTTGATACGTGTGGAGCAAGCTCATTAGGCTTGCTAAGGAAAGGTTTTCCTGAGTACATATTTAAAAGAGCGCTTTGAAGTGACTCTTCTAAATCGAATTCACGATCTATATCAAAGTCTTTAACACTTCGATGTACACAACCACACTGCACATTTTTCTCCAAATGATTGTAAATGTGCATTAATTGCGAGTATGGATATGGTTCTTCTGGATAGAAGTAATGCCATACAAGCATGACACGATCATACACATCGTCCCAAGGAAAAGCAAGCAACGCTATTCCCTGAAGACGGGATTTATATTCATCTTTTCGAGTAAAGCACAAACCGGACAAAAGCTTATCAGGATCATGATATGCACAAATTTTTCCCAATTTATCACTATATCTGAAATGAGATGAACAAAATGTTACATTGTCAATGCCAATTTCTTTCTCAAATTCGATCTCCATGCCAAAATGTTCCAAGAACCGTTTCTTGCATCTAAGAGGATCAAACCAAATATCGAAACTACCAATGCCGTCATCTCCACAAAGGGACATGTCGTGCATATTGTAATGTATGAATTGATCGTCGTCTGTCTCGTCGAGATAATTGTACGCAAACATAATGTTTTGACCAGCACAATTATCGCTAATTGTATTTAAGTTACCACTTTGTTCCTGACCATTAAGCTGGTAAAATTCATCTTCCTGCGGAAGATATATGAAAGATTTTGCCAACGAAAGATAATAGTTAAAAACATAAGTACTAGCCTCTTCACGAACTGAAGGATGATACATACGAGAACGAACATAAGCAATCCCGGAATATAGTGTTAGATTAAATCTAGAATCAAATCCACTAAAATCCCAGGCATATGTTTTACGTCCAGTATTATGGATGTCCTCAAATGTTTTGAACTTATTGTATATATCAGACCACTGAACATGGGGATTGAAACCAATGTTGACTGAAGA